CCTGGCAGCTAAACTGGGACAAAGCTGGGACAAGCATTACAAGGTCTGGCGAAAAGCGTTAGTGGCTATGGATCACAGCGTTGTGCGTTACCGCCTTGAAGAGGCGGCATTGGATTCTGACCGCCCCCGGCTATGACCCCCAGCCCCGGCCTCGGCGCGAAGGCGAAGGCGTTATACAAACCCCCGCGTGCGTAACAAATATCAGCTTCTCAGGTTGCAGTTCACAGGAGTTCAGGTTGCACCCCGGTCCACGCATTATCGACATAGCGCCATTTGATGGCACCGACAGGCGCGAGTTCATAGACGGCTCTGGCGCAGATATGCTCTCCAGAGACAAGCGCTACTGCACACAGCAGAACATTGATGAGATCGTTTCTCTGTGCGGTGAGATGCCCTTACAGAGCGTGTGGGTGAACTATCTGAATCGTTTCGCCCATCTTGGGTTTACTGATGAGCATTACTGCCTGATGCGTGCTGTTGGCTGGGTCTGGCGTAAAGACAACATCAGTGAATACCGCAAGATGATGAAATACCGGCCTCACTGGGATGAGTGGAGTCCACCAAGGGTTGTTCGTGAGCCTTCTTTCAAGAATAGCGAGGCTGCGTTGCGCTTTATGGAGCAGCATTTCGGCAGGGCGGCAGAGTAGTGGCAGAACGGCCTCAAGGATTTGCGCGGCGCATGATGGCGCAGAAGCTGATGACTGACGCACGCAATACGCCTGGCAGTGATAGTCCGTTCTTTGCTGGCCGTATCAGGCCGTCTATGGCTGACATAGAGCAGCCCACGCGCTTCAGCGACATGGCCATGCCTGCGTATACGACTGGCGCGACTGCCAGCCTGTTTGCCCCTGGTGCTGGCGTTGCAGATATCTTTGGCGGTGCGCCTGATCCTATGCAGCCGGGTCAGATGCTGCCCAGCTTTGGCGAGAACATTGGCCAGGGCAACTACCTCGATGCTGGCTTACAGACGCTTGGCGCTGCCGGCGATGTTGCATTAGCTGCTGGTGCGTTGTTCCCGCCTGCCTTGCCTGGTGCGATGGCTGTTGGGACTGCGTTAAAGGCTCCCAGGGCCGCTAGGGTTGCCGGTGCTGTCGATGAGGCCAACACGCTGGTAGATGATTTGCCTACGTTGCGGTTTGACGGCACAGATGAATTGAACCTGGAAGGCAAAAAGATTTTTCCGATTGTGGCTGATTTGACAGCAGCAGGCGGTAGGTTTGAGGGCATTGACAGCAGTAAGCTGGACGCGCCTGAACTGTTGCAGGGTGGCCCGGAGTTTCCAAACTTGAAAGGCAGCAGAGATGCTGGGGTTGTCTGGGCCGTGCAAGGCAAGGGCGTAGGCACAAAGAAATTATCAAAAGAGGCTGATTATGGCCTTGTGGTTGCCATGAATCCTGACAGCCACAGATCGAATGCCACTTTTGTGAATTCAATTGTAGGCAACACATTGGCCTATGTGCGTGACGGCAGAATTAATCCAGAGAATTTGGAGCAATTGAACGCTTTTGTGCGAACTGGCACAGATCAAAAACAACTGCAAAAATTAAAAAATTGGCCAGGCTTTGAAAGCCCCCAGGCGGCAGAGTTTGTTAAAAGCCTAAATTTTGAAGAACGCAAGCGCATTGCAGACGTTGTCGGCAGTTCTCGCGGCCAGGCACTGGGTGCGCCAAACATAGACAAAATCATCAGAGCAACGGGCGATCCTGCTTTATTGGGCTTGAACAGCCGCGATGCAATAATGTTGGTTGAGTTGGATAAAGATGCTGATTTGATCAGGCTAGGCACGCAAGGATCTCTTGAACATAATTCTTATGACTTTGGAATAAGGGGCAAGCCAGTTGCGCGTATACCGGCAATCAGTGCTAAAAATATGTTTCCTGATTTCTTTGCCCAGGCAGAGGCCGAAGGCAAACAAAACGTGCGCCGGGCGTTTGATTTAGCGTTGCCTGTTGAGGAATTGAACGCAGAAAAAATTAAAAACATCAGGAATTTGGCGACCCAGTCTATCGAAAGCCCAAAACAGGCAGCTTTGACGGCTGATTTGCTGACTGGAAATTGGAAATCGTCCAAAGTAGCCAAAAACAAAGGTGGTGTCAGCCCGACTGATTTTGTGCAGAACCTCAAAAGCAGCGATGCGTCATCCACATTGACGATGATGGAACTGCCAGAGGTGCAGAAAAAAATACGGGGCGGTAAATTTGACTTATACCAACTTGGTGACGGTGAGGTTTTTTTTGGACTAGAAAAAGGCTACAATTATGATGATGTTTACGGACTAAGTGACAATCCGACCTTTGTTAAAGCACCTGACGGCCCTGAACTTACTGGCGATGAAATCGCATTAGTAAGCGTAATAAATAATGAAATTGGTGCGAAAGGTGTGGGCAAGGCGACAGTTCTTAAAGCAATCGAAGAAGGCGCAACGGCCCTAGATGCTTTCGCTGTACCATCAGCGAAATATTCCGATGGATTTTTACCAAGATTCTATGCTAGTTTTGGGTTTAAAGAGGTGGGTCGGATCGATTTCGACCCGTCTTTCTACAGCAAACAAGAAATTGCTGATTTAGAGGATTATTGGCGGTCAACTGGCTGGGACGAGTCCCAAGGGTTTCCAAAGATTGCCATTATGAAATGGGTAGGGGACGATGGACTTAGAGCCAACGCAACTAAACGATTTGTCGAAGAAGGTCGCTTCAACACTGGGGCCGGGGTTACTGGATTATTCCCCGCAGCAGAAAGTGCTATTCGAACAGGAGATGGGTCACGTTCTGCGGTTGCACAACGGCAACGTGCAGGCGGTGACGCCGGACGAAATATTGGGGGTTCAGGAACTAGTCCTAGACCACTTACTCCCGACAAACTTGCAGCAGTTGCAAGAGAACTCTTAACGCTACCTGACACAGCAGTACAAAACCTTGGCATCGACCCATCCCGGCTGACGCAAGTCCGGGATGACCTGGGCATCTTTAGATAATGGCCCAGAAAACAATAGTGCTGGATTACGAGCCGCAGCCTAAACAGGCGCTGCTGCACAAATGCCACGCCAAACAGATATTATTTGGAGGCGCGGCAGGGGCTTGCCCCGCTCTGGTTCGCCAGGGCGGGGCAAGCCTCTAAAGCTAGGTGGCGGTAAGTCACATTCAGGACGCTGGGACGTTATAGGCTTTTGCCTGGAGAACCCCGGCTTGCAGGCGTTCATATTCAGGCGTTCATTGCCAGAGTTGGACAGCAACCATATTCAGCCGCTGAAAAAAGAAATGCCGTCAGAGCTTGGCAACTTCAATGAAACGCGCAAGCGCTTTGAGTTCTACAACGGCAGCAGCATACAGTTCCAGTATCTGGAACGTGACAGCGATTGTGACCGTATTCAAGGAACAGAGATACACATAGCCTTGGTGGATGAAGCTGGGCAGATGACGCCCTATCAGTTGGGCTACATCAAGTCGCGTATGCGTCTTGGCAACTTTCAGCCGCAGGAAAGCCAGCGTCATTTGCTGCCAAGGCTGGTGATGACGGCCAATCCTGGCGGTCAAAGCCATAATTTTTTAAAAGCGCTCTATATCGACCCGGCACCGGCAGAAAGTTATTTCTATGATCACACCATGCGTGATCCTAATAACGACAAGGATCGTGGCTGGCTGACTATGTATATCCCTGCAAAAATGCAGGACAACAAATATATCGATCCGTCCTATGCCTCTAGCTTTAGCGCACTGCCAGAAGAACTGGGCCGCGCCTTGCGTGAAGGCGATTGGGATTTGGTGGTCGGCAGCTTCTTTGGCGATGTCTGGAAACGTGATCTGCACGTTATCAGGCCGTTTGAAATACCGCAGCATTGGACCAAGTTCAGGTCATTCGACTGGGGCAGCGCGTCACCGTTCTCCGTGGGCTGGTGGGCTGTTGCAGACGACCATGACGAAATCCCTGATGGTGCGCTCATCCGCTACCGCGAATGGTATGGATCATCAGGCAGGCCCAATGTGGGTCTCAGAATGACGGCAGAGGAAGTTGGCGCTGGTATTCGCAGCCGTGAACGCGGTGAGCGCATTGATTTTGGCGTGGGTGATCCAAGTATATGGAAATTCGATGGCGGCCCCTCGATAGGTGAGCGCCTGAGTAAAATGGGCGTGCGTTTCAGGCGTGCTGACAACAGCCGCATCAATGGATGGGATCAGGTGCGCCAGCGACTGATAGGTGACGATGGTATCCCAATGCTTTTTGTTTTTAGCGAGTGTACAGACACAATCAGAACGCTGCCGGTACTCACGCACGACAAGCACCGGCTTGAGGACATTGACACAACCCAGGAAGATCACGCCGCTGACGATATCCGCTATGCGTGTATGGCAAGACCGTACCAGCGCAGAGCGCCAGAAATAGAGGATGACCCGTGGCGGCAACCGACAATAGACGAAATGATGGCCGGGCTGGACTATGCGTCAAAGCCACAAGGCTGGAGGCTGTAAATGGCTGAATCCTATACCTATGACCGTGAGCCTACCAAAAAGGCTGACCGTGCGGCCTACTGGAACGATCAGATCAGAAAAGCACGCCGGTTTGAGGAAAACTGGCATAATCGCTGTTATGACATAATCGAGCGATACCGTGACGACAATCCTGACCGGGCCATGCGCGAAACACGCATGAATATTTTCTACAGCAATGTTGATACGCTGAAATCAGCGCTGTATTTCAAGACGCCAAAGCCGCGTGTCACACGCCGGTTCAGGGACCAAGACCCGATTGGCAAGACCATTGCCACCGTGTTGCAGCGCGGTTTGCAGTACCAGCTTGATGTTTACGATTTTGATGCTGCTGTCAGGCAAGTCATTGAGGATATGCTGATTGTCGGACGCGGCGTCATGCGTATGGTCTATGAGCCATTACTGGTGGAGGGCGGCCCAGAACGCATACCGCTGCGGGTAAACAGCGTGCAGGGCATAGGCGAGGTCGGCATGGGCCAGGTTGGCACTGTTGATATTGGCCAGGCATTTGTAGACCGGGACGGCAACGCTGTTGACCAGAACATGGTCAAGACGGATGCAATGGGCGCTTACATGGATGGTGCGCCAGTTGAATATATCGGTGAGCAATCAATCCGCTGTGAATATGTGCATTGGCAAGACTTTACCATGCAGCCAGCCAGGTCATGGAATGATGTTGGCTGGATAGCCTTTAGGCATTTGATGACACGCCAGGAACTGGTCGATTATTACGGTGCCAAAGGTGAGGCAATCCCGCTCACATATCGCGGTGAGACAAACAGCGGCTATGACAATAACGAGCAGCCAGATTATGCAGAAATTTATGAAATCTGGGACAAGCGCAGCCTCAAGCAGATATTTATTGCCACCGATTACAATGAGTTGCTTGAGGACTTTGACGATCCCTACAACCTCGATGGTTTCTGGCCGATGCCGATGCCATTGTGTGAAATTAGCACAACAGACACGACAATACCCATTCCGGGCATTTTGACCTATGAAGATCAGCTATTTGAGCTTGATCTGATCACACAGCGGATCGGCAATCTGACAGAGGCTTTGAAACGCCGCGGCGTCTATGACGCATCGTTTCAAGAGTTGCAGCGCCTGGCTGACGCTGAGGACAATGCGTTCATTCCGGTGGACAACATGGCGATGTTGCAGGCTGGCGGCGGTCTGGCCAATGTGATGCAGGAAGCACCGCTAGACAATTTGATCAAGGCGTTGGCACAACTCTATCAGTCGCGCCAGATCGTAATTCAGACCATTTACGAGATTACCGGCATATCAGATATCATGCGCGGCCAGTCTGCCAGTAGGGAGACAGCCACAGCACAGCGTATCAAGGGGCAGTTCGGTGCCATGCGCCTGGTCAATCGCCAGCGGCGCATTGAACAGTTTCTTGACCATATTCTGGAACTAAAGGCCGAATTGATGGTTGAAAACCTTGAGCCATCACTGTTGTCGCGTATCACTGGCATCAACATCGCTCCCGAAGTTGTCGCCGTGATGCGCGATGAGCGTTTGCGCTCATACCGTGTGTCTGTCGATACGGATGAATCTAGCGCCATCGACAGCGCATCAGAACAGCGCAGCCGCACAGAGTTCCTGACAGCCACAGTGCAGTTCCTGCAAGCAATCGGCCCAATGGTGCAATCCGGCGCTGTAGGCTTTGAACAAGCCAAGCAGATGCTTTTGTTTGCCGCCAGGGCGTTTCCAGGCGCACGCGACCTTGAGGACACGCTGGAAGCCATACAGCCGCCACAGCAAGGCCCAAGCCCGACAGACAAGCTGGTGGAGGTTGAAGCCGCCAAGGTAGAGGCCCAGACACAGCAGGCAGCAGCCGATGCTCAGGTCAAGGTGGCCCGCTTGCAGCTTGACCAGCAAAAAGCCGCTCAAGATGCAGCCTTCAAGCGGCAGAAGCTAGAGATTGATGCAGCCAAAGTGGTGACGACAGGATGAAGAACATCGAGGCAGTCGGCAAGATAACCTGGCTTATGGGCCAGAGTGATCAGCATTGCAGTTGGACAGTAGACGATATCCACCGGCTTGTTTTGCCGCCAATTGCTTTGCAGCAGTTCCGCATCTGGGAAGTAGAGAGCCAGCCGGTAGGTTTTATGACCTGGGCCATGCTCGATGAAGATGCAGAGCAGGGCTATCTTGATGGCACGCGCAAACTGCAACCAGATGACTGGCAGGCTGGCAAAAACTTATGGCTCATTGACTTTGTAGCGCCACACGGCGGCGTCATGGCAATGGTGCGCGAGGGGCGTGAGCATTTGCGCTCATTGTTCGGCAAGGGCGTGGTTGGCCGCGCAAACAGGCTTCATAAGGGGAAATTGTGGTGTTCGGTAACTTAGTCGAAAACAGAATTTGCTTCAAGGGTGACGGCGGTGGCGGTGGTGCTGATAGCCCTGCACCAGTAACAAACCCCGGCAGCCGTGAGCGTGGCCGTGGTGCAGAGCCGCCTGCCGCTACAGGGCGCAATTTCAGTCAGGCATCACAGCAGAACCAAGGCGGCAATAATGACCGGCCAAGTGATAATCCGGCGACAGCAGCAGAAAGAAATCGAAATTTTGGTGTGACCCCGCGCCAGGCCAGCACTGTTGCGCCAGCCGCAAACCCGCTTGACGTTGTAAAACAAGTGGCAGCGCAATCAATGGCACAACAGCAGCCAATGACAGATCGGCAAATGTTGGCCGCATCTGCTCAAGCGCCTAATCACGTTGCAGCGCCATCTGCTGGGGTGACGCCACGCGCATTCCCGGGATCAGGCAACGCACAGCAAGCAGCAATTGTCGAAGCACTTGTGAGAGACGCAGCGCAGCAGTCACTTGATCAAGGTGGGGCAACAAAGCCTGTTTCTGCTGTTATGGGTCCAGCAGGACGGCAAGACCCCGGCAGTGGGTTCTTTGCTGATGCCTATGATGACCTTTACGGCGGCACAGCACCCGGCACGGCACTTGGCACAATACTGGGCGCTGGTCCTGTTTCTGGTTTATTCGGGGGAAACACACCTGATCCTGCTGATGCGGCTGCGTTTAATGTAGGGCAGCTAGAGCGTATGGGCGGCGTGCGTGACCCGCAAACTGGCGCAATCACTGGCGCAATGGCTGGCCCTGGCACGTTGAACATGAACCGTTTTGGCATGGTCACTTACAGCGGCGTAAATGATCCAAACTACACTGGACCGTTTCAAAACCTTGTGCGCGGCACCACTGGCCTTAACGGCACAGAGAATGACCGGCCTAGTGATAGCCAGATGGCCATGCAGCCAGCAGCCCCAGCAGAGCCAGTAGACCCCGGCACGACCACGCCAGAGCAGATTGATGACCTAGCGGTCAATTATTTGCAAAACCCATTTTTTCTATATAGCGGCCAAGGCAATCTGTTTCAGCCCTATGGATATGCTGGGAACACGCTGGTTGATCTGTTGCAGACACGCAACATGAGGATGCCTGGTCAGGCTGCGCCCAACTTAGGATTATTTGGCAACCCAAGGGATTTTAGCTGATGGAAATCGACATGGAATCTGCTGACGCTGCTTATCAGGCGTTGTCAGAACAGGAAAAAGAGATTGTGCGCGAGGCGCTTGATAGCCCACTTGCAGCGGTGCTGTCCAAGATATTCCCGGACCTAATGACCAGCCTGGGGCAGTTCAACAGGCCGCGCCGCAAGATGGATGCAGAAATGCGCCAGGTTGCAGCCGGGATGCTGATGCGATGAGTAAAAAGACATTCGTCTATAGGGACGGAAAACTAGTTGAGAAGTCAGAGGCCAGCCGCAACGCTGGCCTTAATATTATGCGCGACATAGAGCCGTACCAGAACATGAAAGATCGCGGCTGGATCACCAGCCGTTCACAGCACCGCGAGTTTTTGCGGCGCAATAACTTTGTAGAAGTAGGGAATGAGCAAAACCATTTATTCACATGACACAAACTGAAATGACGCTTGATAGCACTGACGCTGGCGTTGAGGCCGATGCCTCTATTCCAGCACAGCCAGCAAGGCCCGAAACAGTCGCAGAGACACTTGCTAAAACTCTTAAATCATTCGAAGGCGAGGGTGATGAGCCAGCAGAGGCAGAAGAAACCCTGCCAGAGCCGCCAAAGGCTGACGACCAGGCTGATGATGAGCCTGATGGGCCTGACGAGGCTGATGAAGTCGATGAGGATGAGGATGAGGAAGAAACAGCCGAAGCCCCAGAACTTGAGCCTATGGCAGCGCCAAACCATTGGCCGAAAGATTTTGCCGCTAAATTCGAAGCCCTAGAGGCACCAGCGCAGCATATGTTTATGGAGCGCTATAAGGATTTGGAAGGCGACTACACAAGGAAAACGCAAGAAATTGCAAAGTATAAAAAACGCAATGAGGCGTTTGATGAAATCATGGCCCCCTTTAGAGGTGACTTTGAAAGGGCAGGCATGGATGAGGTGGGGGCAGTTCGACAACTGTTAGCCGCCCATGACTATCTGCGAAAAGACCCTCAAAACGCCATCGCCTGGCTCGCAAACCAGTATGGCGTGGATATGGCCGCAATCGGTAACGATCCAGCGGCAGAGGATGAATTTGCAGACCCACAAGTTAAAGCCCTACAGCAGCAAGTTGCCCAGCTTACTGGCTTTATTCAAAATCAACAGACACAGCAGCAGAGCCAAGTGCAGCAGAGCACACAGTCTCTAATTGACCAATTCGCAGCAGAAACTGATGCCAACGGCAATCCAAAGCACCCGCATTTTGACAGAGTGCGCGGCGTGATGGGGTCGTTAATCAGTTCGGAAAATGCCAAAGACTTGGCAACAGCGTATGAAATGGCGGTCTATGCCGACCCGGAACTACGCCAAGAGCAAGTCAAGGCAATGGCGGCAGCGCAATCACAGGACAATGTGAAAACCGAAGCCGTTAAGAAAGCGAAGAAAGCAGCCAGGTCAAAAGTCAGAGGCAGTGCATCACCAGCCGCACCAGCGCTCCCGGCCAATGCGTCTATTCGCGACACCATTCAGGCGTCAATTAGACAACTTGAGAACGGAAGGAATTAGCAATGGCTAGTCCAAATCTCAGTGAAATTGTGACGACCACACTGCGTAATCGCAGTCGCACACTTTCCGACAACGTGAGCAACCACAATGCGTTGCTGCGTAGACTACGCGAGAACGGCAATCAAACGTCCGTAACAGGACGCGATATTGTCCGTGAACTTGAATATGCTGACAACGGTAAACAAAGGTGCCTAGCAGCCTAGTGATAGGTTGCCGAAACTC